CATCTTATCCATAATAGCAGTCATACCACCTGTCTTAAATGAAAGCTCTTTTAGGGCTGTTGGCGGGTCAATTAGACCTAGTTGTAGCATTTCAAGAACTTTAGCATCTCTATCAGGTTGTTCGCTACGGAATAGAGAATTTGCCTCAATAAAGACCTCTGGGAAATCAACAAGGTTCTCGTCTTTGATTTCACGGAAAACAGCACCACCAGAGTTGTCTAACATTCGCATAAAAACGGGTTCTGTGTAGTAGGTCTTCATCATAACCAAAACACATTCAGCCATTTTTTTAACGGCAAACTCTATGCTCTGTTGGGTTAGTTGTAGTTGTGAGGCATCGCCTTGTTGTAAGGCTTCTATGCCTTTACCAGAGACAATACCAACTGCTCTTTTACCAACTGAAACAGAATGAATGCCTGAAACATCCATCATTTCTGCTTGAACTCTTTGAATGTTGTCTAACACATAAGCAGGAATAGGTTCGCCTGCTACTTGCTCTGGCTTACCACCAGCAGGATTGTAATAAACTTTTTCGCCTGCTGTATTTGTAATTGCTTGGGCTGAAACACCAGCGGTTTTTGGAATTAACCACTTTGGATTAGACATAAGCTCAACATTGTCTAAAATTTGATTACGGAATTTATTGTATGAGTTCTGTAAGTCAATAAGAGGTTGAATTAAACCAACGCCCCATAGACGATTTGGAATTTCTGTGTAGCGAAGGTGTTGAACTGGGAAGGCTCCTTCTGGAAATTCTCCCTTGAATAAATAAAAGTCATTAGTTAAAACAGCATAACGACCATCTTTCCAATAAGCCTCAAAAACCTCAACTCTATTTGGAGGAACTGAATAAGAGGCTGTCTCTCCGTCTTTTGTTGTTGTGTAATCACCTGAACTTGAAGCGAGGTCTTGTATTTGTTTCTTCTTTTCTGGGTAAGCAGCCATTAATGTAGCTTTCTTTACGAAAGAACGAACAACAACCCAGTCGCTTTCTTCTAAACTTGTTGCTCCCTTCTCAAAGAAAAGGTCATAAGGACTTACTGCTTTGCTACAAACTTTCTTTTTGTCTGGGTCATAATAAGTTTGTAAGCCACAATTACCAGTAGAGACAAGCCACTCAATAGCATCTTGTAAAACTTGCTTTATGTTCTCTTGCGACCAGTAATAATGTAATGCTGCTTCGCTTGCTTGGGCTTTGATTATGTCGTCGTAGTTAGGAGAGGCTGGAATAACTGCTACATTTGGGTATGAGGTTGCTAAACGAGCCACAACTGAACGCCAAAGGTTTAGAATAAGATTAATTACAACTCTGTTTCTGCCTCTTTGTGATTTCGCCATTGTAAAGCGAGTTAGATTGCGGTCATAGACGAGGTATTGTCTTCCCTCCAAGTAGTAAAGGCAAAGGTCAAACATAGTCCCTGTTGCTGATTTATCTACTTTGCTTTCGTCTATTCTCTTCGCAAAATCTTTTGGGTATGTTTCATCCCCACCATCAAGTCCAAGTTCATTATCAAGGACTTTTTTAACATTAAATCCAGCCATAGAGATTTCCTTTATTTATTAAATTTGTAAGCGCCTTCAAAAGCCTTTCTTTTTTGTTCTAAATCTAATTCAGCAGCATCCTTTCTTATTTTGGCTTCTTGCCCTGCTTGTAATTGACCCGCGCCAGAGATTATTTGTTGCCCTGCTTGCATCGCTTCTTCGCCCTTTATGTCTTTTTTCATAGGGATTGCGGCTGCTTTTCCTAACCCACCACCAATAGCGGCTCCTGCTGCTACGCCTGCTGGAATACCCATACCAAGAGTTCCAACACCAGCCAAAACACCACCAGCAATACCACCAAGAATAGTTCCTAAACCAACAGAGGTGGCTTCACGGCTTTCACCTTGCTCCAATTCTTTTTGGTCTGCTAATTGTCTTGCTGCTTCTTGTTTTGCTTTTGCTACTTTAAGTTCTGAACCTTCTTGTAAGGTTTCCTCTGGATTAAATTTCATAACCATTAGTTTTTGCTCCTTCTGTAAGCTTCTATTTCAGCCCATTCTTTACTATCAACTTGTCTTGCTTTACCACCTTTTAGAACGGACATAACTCTTGCTCTTGCCCATCCGTGTTGCGAGGCTCCTGCTCTATGACCTGAACTCGCCCAAGCGGCTAAACCTTTATTGTAGATTTTACGAAGGGCTGAAAGAGGAGCATTAAACTTTTCTGCTATGTCTTCCAAACTGCCTGCCCCTTTTCCTTCGTTGTATTTACTTTCTTTTTTAGCAGGTTTTTCATCACCAGGAAGGTCTTTATTAAATGCTCTCTTATCACCTTTTTTGTATTGTTCGGTTTTAATTTGTTGAGCTGCTTCTCTACGAGCGGCAGTTTTAGCATCAAGACCTTTGGTGTATTTAGGGTTCATTGCTGTTCCCCTTCGTATGTTCCACCTCTTTTTTTGTATTCAGTGTCTAACCAAGTTAGAGAAGCAGTAGAAGGGTGGTCTGCGAATTTCTTTTTCGCTTTGTATTGTAGTTTAGAATAAAGACGGGTATTTACTGGTGTCTTTGGCATCAGTTGTTTTGCTGCTTGTTGTCTCGCCATAAGAGCTTCTTGTAAAGTTCCCGCCATTATTTATTTTCCTTTGTATGGTGATTTAGCTGGTTTAGCAGGCGTAGCAGGTTTGCTTGGCTTTGCTGGTGTTGCTGGTGTTCCTTTACTGGGTTTCATAGGTTTCATTATTTTTTACCTTTTTGTTGTTTAGAAATTTCTATTGCGGCAAGTTGTTTTACTGCCTTTTCTCTTGTGTCGTGTGTTCCAAGAACCTCTTTACCTTCACTATCTAAAACTTGGTATTTATTTCCCTTTTTTCTTATCATCTTTTTTGTTCTCCGCTGCTCCATAATTACCAGCAACAAAGTTGAGTATTGCTGAAATAATACCCTCGCCCTTTGCTAATGAAGGTGATAATGCGACAAGATGGGGCAAAAGGACGAGTAGAACCCCAACTAAACTTTCTTTGTGTGATACTAACCATTCCATTTGCCCCTCCTGTAATTAGTTATTTACAACCTTTTCCGCCTTTACCTTTACCATTTTTTCCTTTCATCATAATAAACCTCCAATTAATTTACGATAATGGCTGACGCGAATAAACCGCAATCAGTCAAGTTGCCTGCTGCGTTATTATCAACTAACGCAATAGCAACTCTGGTTGCTCCAATGGCTTCAAACCCAGAAGAACCAAAAGTAATTTCCGTATTTGCTGCGCCAGTAGAGTTAATAGTCATTATGCCTGCTGTGGTGTCTGTTCTCCACCCTATTTGTGGGTAATACCACATAACTTTCCAACGAGCAGCTTTGGCTGCTACGCTTTCATTTGCTAAAAATACATTAGCAAACATTCTTACAGAGCGATTAGAGTTTGGTAAATCAAAAACAACAGCATAACCATCGTTGTATCTTTTTGCTTCACCAGTTCCAGCAGTTTTAGCATTTAATAGTATTTGATTTTCAAACCAAACACCAGAAGCAACTGCTATTTTTTGGGCTGTATCTGTTGAATAATACCATTCTACTAAAATTAATGAACCATCATTTTTAGTAAATGTTAGTGTGGAAAGATTACGGCTAATGGTGTAAGCTCCAACGCCAAAAGCAGTATTTAATACTACCTGCCAAGCAGTTAAAGCGGCTGTTGCTGCGGCAGTAGCAGTAGCGCCAGCAGTAGTAGTAAGGGTTAAAATTGTTCCTTCTACTTTAATAGCAATAGTTCTTGTTCCAGTTGCCGTTCCTGTAAAAGAAAGAGTAAATGAATTTATTGGGGCTGCTGAAACGCTTTTAACATTCGCCACATTATTCGGCATAGCAGTCATTCTTACTATTTCATTAGCAGTAATGTATTTCAATTGTTCGTTAGTCATTAATAAATCTCCTGTTGATTTGTATTTTACATCTTACAGAACTTTCGTTGCTGTAATAATTACGCTTGGAACTAATGGGTAAAATGGTCCTACTGGAATTGTTTCCAAAGATAAGTCAATAGAGGTTCCAGCCCAGAAAAGTTCTACATAATCATTAGCAACATAATTTTCTATTAAGTTTAGTGATAAAATTAAATGTCCTTTTGTTCCGCCGTGTTTGTTTGGAACTGAAATAATAGAAGCAGAGTTAGGAATGTCTGTTCCATTCTTTCTAAACCAAACAATAGCATCTTGTATTTGTGTATCGTCATTAGTTATTTGTAGAGAGAACTGAATGTTAAATACACCAGCAGTAGGAAAGTTTATTCTACTACCAGCAGATAAGAAAACATTATTATTTAGTGTAGTGGAGTTTATTGTTATTACTTGTGGAGTAAGAACAACGGCTACTGGTTGATTTGTATTATCAAAAAACGCTCCATAATCGCTTCTACCACTACCACCCCAATTTACTCTAACATCAGCAGTAGGAGTAAGGTAAAAGTCGTCAGGGAAACAAGTTCCTTGCTGGAAAGTTCCACCTCCATCAGTTATTACTACCCCTATTTTATTACTCATTCGTTATGTCGCTCACAGATTTTTCGCTCCACATTCTACAACTCCAATAGCGGGGCGTTGTGGGGTCATTAGCATCTTTACAATTATGTCTGTCTCTAAATGCTTTTCTTCGTTCAGGGTCATCACGCTTGATTTCCATTTCTGGGTCGCCAAAACGAACAATAACAACTTTACCTTCTTTGTTTTTCACATAAACAGCAAATTTCTTTGGACCATCTGGTGTTCTAAAAGGCTTGTTTAATGCTGCTTCTCTTTTGGCTTCACTCATTACCACCAACCTTCCTCTTCTTCCTCTTCCTGCTTTGGTGTTTCAGTAATAGAAAGCAAATCAGCAGTAGAATTTATCTCTGTTTTTACATCTCTCAAATGTTTTATGAGTTCTTTTTTCTCATTTGTTAAAACAATAAGAAACTTAATGAGGAATAACTCAAAGATTAACCAAGAAATAAACATAAACCACATTAGCATAATAAGTCCTCCATAGCCATAACATAAATAGTATCATAAAAAAGAAAAGGCTGGTAGAGTTTCCCCTACCAGCCCCTCTTTTATTACCTACCCTATTTTATTAGAGCGAGCAACCAACAAGAATGCCGTTCGCATTTGGACGAACAGAAATCGTGTTGTAGTAGAAGCGGTAATAACCTTCATAGCTGTCGAAGCCAGGAACGCGAGAGATTACTGAACCATCGAGGTCAGCAAAATCACCCTTTTCAAGTTCGCATAGTTTCCAAGTGTCGAGTTTTAGGAACTCTAAACCGCCTCTTGGAGCGTCTTTGCTTACTTTGATAGGAACATTACCATAAGAAAGACCAACATAACCACCATCGGCTACTTTGCTTGCTTTACCAGCGTCGCTCATTAGCCCTGCGCCTGCGATTTGACCTTGTAGAAGGGCAACATAACGAGCGCGTTGTGTTGGGTTCATTATGATATAGTTGGGTTCTACACCCGCTACTTGCATCACATTGTCAAAGATGGCTTGGATTTTACCAAATGAGAGGGCTGCTCTTACTTGGGTTAGTAAGTCATTTTGAGTAATGATTGTTGAGCGAAGGATTGGGTTATTGTCGGTTGCTGGCGCAACGAAATTGCGGTTTAGACCGAAATGAACTTGGGAACCCAAGTTTCCGTAGATACCAATAGGTTCGTCAGCAAGAGCAACTACCGCAGGAACTACTAATGGAGCGCCACCAGCGGCATCCAAAGCGCCGATTACTGAAACAGCAGCGGCGAAGCCTTGTGGTAGAACGAAACCAGATGTGGTTTTTGTGGTATTTAGAGCTGAAAGAACCAATGTTGAGTTGGCTACGGAAAGAGTTGAAATTTCTACGGGTGTAGCAATTGTCTCGTATCCGTTAGGAGCAGAACCAAAATCACCTGTGAAGGTTGTGTGGATTGTGGCGGTTAGAACTGCGCCTGCCTTTACAGCATTAGCAGCAGCGAGTAGGGCGGAAACCTTTTGAATGTCTCCTGTGAATTCCCATACACCACCAGCGCCCTTTGTGTCTCTTTCATTTAGATAGCCAACAAGAGGACCACCACAGAAAGCAACTCTATTTGCTCTGGTTCTAACATCTTCTACGAGTTTATCCATTTCAGCTTCGACATAGCCAGCGAAAGAAGCAGTTCCACCTTTGGCAAGAGAAGAGATTGCTGGTCCAGTAATCTCAAAACGACCATAGAGGAAGCAAGCATTAACAACTGCGCGGACATAACCTTCACTACCAGCGGTAGGTAGAGCGATTGTTGAAGCAGTTGTAGAACCGAAGGCTACACCAGTATTACGAGAGGTATGCATCGGAATAACGACTTGCTTACCAGCCCAATCTACTACGGCTTTTTCCATAAGTTCGAGAACCAATACCTCTTGGTTTAATTGTTCCTGAATAGGAGCGAGGTAAAACTCCTTCAAGATTGCGTTTAGCGTTTGTAATGTTGCGCCCATTTTTTATTCTCCTTCTGTTAAGTTATGGGGTTTCTTTTTAAGAAATCTAATACCGCAAGTTTGGCGGATTTAATGTCTTTTGGTTTGGCTACACCACCAAAACTGCTTTGTTGTTCCACAGATGCTCCGCCTGTTCCATTTAATCTTTTTGGAGCCGCTGGGACTTGTTTAGTTTGTTGTGTTGGTAAGCTTCCACCATTTTTCTTTAAGTATTTGGCGATACCTTGTTCCTCAATTTGACCGAGAAACAGCGAGTATTGCTCCGCTACTTGTAGCGTGTTGAGTGAAGGGTCTTGTAAGATTGCTTGTAGGACAAATTGCTCTGGAACATCAGGGTATTTTTCACGAATAACACGAAGGTCTTCGTTTAGTTTTACCTTTTCTTGGGCGACCTCAAAATCAAACATTCTTTTTTCAAGGTCTTTGACTTTTCTGCCCTCTGGATTTAGCAAGTTTTCCAAAGCATCTTCATACTCTTTCTCAACCGCATTTGACGACCTTTCAAAATCCCTGTCGCTTTGACGAGGAGAGGATTTGAGTTGTTCTATCTCTTTTTTGAGGTAGTCAATCTCACCCTTTAATTGATTGCGACTTTCTATGACTTTTCTAAAACGCTTGTATGGGACATTATGACCCTCACCTTCGTCTTCTTCATCATTTTTAGTCGCCCTGTTTTCCTGTGTCTCGCGGACAAATGGTTTTTCAGGGGTCGCTTCTTGTGTTTCAACCTGATTACTTACCTCTGCCGAGAGGCTTTCTTCTTGGTTTTGCTCTTGGAGACGACTTTTTAGGTTCTCCATTTGCTCTGTGTTTAATAACGGCATTTTGATTTCTCCTTCTTTAACAGCGGTGGGAGGGGTCTGTATCGCTTTACATAGGTTAGTTGTCTAAATAATAAACATCATCAACAAAATTTACCTCTTTGGAATTAGCCCAGTCCTCAATTAGCTCATCTCCAAAGTTGTCTTTTATTCTATCCCAACTTGTTCCTAACTTTGTTTCCAGTTCTACGATTTCCCTTATGTTTGCTGGTTTTTGTTGGACGACATCTTCCGCTAATTCATCGCTTACTTGGTCTAAACCTTGTAGGGCGAGGGCAGTAGCGAAGATTATGTCGTCGTGTCTCTTACCAGAAGCCTCTGGTCTGCCCCCATCCACATAAACGAAAGTGTTAATTTCGTATTGTAGCCGATGGTCTGTGATTTCTATTTTCTTTTCGTTAATCCACTTTTGTAATTTAGCCAACAAGAATGGTCTTGTTTGGGCTGTGGTGTGGAAACCTAAACTTTGTGTGTATTTGTCTGTAATTTTATCAAACTTTACCTTGCGGTAGATGAATGGATACTCTACTTTTTCTAAATGTTCTATTACTGAAAGACCATAAGAGTTATTTTCTACTACAATAAGAGCATTAAAGCGTCTTGCTGTCTCTTCAACCATTAAAGCAAACTGACTTGGGGACACTCTTTCATAGTAAGAAGAGGCTATTGTTATTCTTTCTGGGTTTGTTGTGTCTAAAACAATAAAAGAAGAATAGTCGCCTGTCTTTGAGCCACCACTAACATCCACTCCCATAATGTAGGTAGAGTATTTTTCTTTCATTCTGTATTCTAAATAGCCAGTAGAAACCTGTTTTACTGGAAACTGAATGTTAAAATAGTTTTCACCAGAAGAAATAAAACAAGTTGTAGGGTCGCTTGCGAATTCTTGCTTGAATAAGTTAAAGTCGCCACCTGTTCTTGTCTCATAAATCTCATAAACCCAGTTTCTCTGTTCTCTTGTAAGTTTCAGGCTATTAAGAAAGCTCTCAACAAATTCGTAAGTTTGTTTTGGCTTTCTGGTTGAGACATACTTGACATTATCCATCCAAGAAATAAAGACCTTCTCATAGCCATTATTCTCTTCCCAAATGTCTTTGGCTTCATTCTGTCCGTTTGGTGTTGTCTCTAATACCACAAGAGCATTACGAGTGGCTGTTTGGAGAATAGAAGCCATAGTTTTTGGAATGTCATCATAGAAAGCGAACTCTGAAAGGTGTAGAGAGTTGTAGGTAGAACCACGCAAGCCTTCGCTTGTAGCAGAAGCAACCTTAATTGCTGAACCAGTAGTAAAGATTATTTCATTAACATTCGCCGCTTTGGTTGGAACTCTCAAAAAATCAGGTAAGTTGTTGTAGTAGGAAGCATAAATCTCAAAGATGTTCTTTGCGGACTTATTTGTGTGAGCGATTACAGCAACTTTGTAGTTCTTTGTGAATAAAGCTTTCCAGAAATTAATAGCAGCAATACCAGTTGTAATACCAACCTGACGAGCCTTCAAGCAATAGACCCAATTGTTCTTTCCAATAGCATCCAATAATCGTAATTGAGCGAAATTAGGCTTAAACTTTATGAACCTATTGTTTTCAGCATCAAGTATTTTGAGGTATTTACCAGCAAAATAGGAAAAGTCCTCACGACATTTTCTAATCTCTTCTAAAACCTTTGGGTCGTTTGCTTGTAATACGGGCATTTATTATTTCTTCTTTGAGTATTCTTTTAGTTTCTCTACATTCTTTTCTTCTTCACTCATTTCTTCTTCGTTGGAACCACCATTATCACCTTGCTTCTCAACTACTTTCTCTTCTTTCATTTCTTCTTTGTTAAGGTCTTCACCACATTCACGGCAGTAGTTATCGCTGTCTTCACAAGGGCAACCACACTTACCACACATTTCACCTGAACTTTCTTCACCCTCACCAGCGGACATTTCTTCGTCTTCTTTACCGAACTTAACGGCAATAGCTTTAATGTCGCCTTCTTTGAGTTTCTCCATTACCTTTTCCATAATCATTCTACCCATTTGAGGGTCAATCTTGTTCATCATCGTTTTCTCCTTCTGTTATGATTGAAACCAAATCTGCTGTTCCACTTTGCTTTTGTTCCATTTGATTTAGTTTAACCAAAAGACCAAAGGCGTCTAATTTTACTTTTGTTCTATTTGCGAAATCACCGCTGTCTGGCTGAATTTCAGTAATAAATTGTAGCAATAGTTCTCGTAGGTCTTGATTAGAAACATTAGGGCTGGGTAATGTCTCAATAAGGTCATTAAGGTTTTTAGGTTTATTCTTCATAGGTAGTTTCTTCAAGTTGCTCATCTGCGCTTCCTCTCATACTTTCTTTTAGTTTAGCAATCTCTTTTTCTTTCTCTGCTATTTTTCTTAATCTGGTTCTGTCTTTACTGGTAAGACCTTTGCTATCATTTATTTTAGAAGCAAGAGTTTCCCAATAAGGTCTTTCAACATTTCTGGTAGAACCCTTAAATGGGTGTAGAGCATCTAACTTTGGATGAACAATGATTTTCTTTAATGGTAAATCTCCGTCTAACCCAAGTGTGTCCCATAGCAAATCTCTTTGTTCGTCATCACAGAATTCAGAAACAAGAGTTCGATAAACATTCTTTTCCATTCTACGAAGCTTTGGTAAAGACAATCGGTAAAGCTTTGATAGGTCCATTCTATTCAGTTCCCCGTTTAGAAATAGAACCCAAGCATTACCAAACCTTTCCTCAACAAACTCATTTACCTCTCTACGAAAGGTTAAGCTTTCTGGTAGTTGTAGTTCATTCTTCTCTTTGAATTTCTCATACTCATTATCTATTACATCTTGCTCCCAGTCGTCTAAAATCTTTATTTGCTGGTGTTCTGCTCGGTAGAAGGCTGGAACTCTGGAAAGAACAGCATAACCCTTCTTCAAATCTCTATGAGCGAATTTAAGTATTTTGAACTTAAACCACATAGGGTTAATAATTGTAGGCTTTCCCATTTCTGCTTCCGTTAATAGTTCCTCACTAATAAACGAAATAAAGTCCTCCCAAATTTGGAGGCTATGAAACATTCTTATTTTATTCTTCCAGACCTTACTGCGTTCTGCTAATGCTGAAATTTGTTTAGCAATACAATCAGGATGACCACATAAACCAGTGTATCCTTTATGTCCTTCTGGAACCAATAAATAAATCTTCTTATGAATGGGACAAAGCTTATTCCCCTTCTTGTCTAATGGTGGCTTTTCTTTTTGTTCTTTTTTGGCTTTGTTGTTTAGCATAAGGCTCTATCTCCATAAATACCAACTCTAAATCTCTCTTCTCTTTATCTGAAACAACCTTCTTATCATTATGAAGAAGAATGTGAAATGTTGAGAGATACTTAATTGCTGTTTTAGCAAAGGCAAGACACTTGGAACTATTCTCATCTTCCTCTTCTATTAAGTCATAAGAAGGTAGAATAGAAGCATAGTGTTTAGTAATCTTCATTACCTTCCTATGGTTAGGGTTAAGAGTAGCTGGTTGAACTGAACCAAACAACTCTACAATCTCATCTACCTCTGTTCTAACAATGTTCCAATAAGCTTGTATTTCTTGTAGTTGAGTAAGTGTTTCTCCATCCCCACTTTGCTTTGGCTCATAAACCTCGTCTAATCCGTGTTTAAGAGAAACAATCTTTTCAGCAAAATAGCGTTCCAATAAATCTCTATTAGGGTGAGGAACAGGCGTAAGAGGTTTGCTCTCTACCTTCTCAACAATAGCATCAACAACTTTATTATCAAACTCCATTTCCATAATACTCTCCTTAATTAAGTTCTTCTGGTTTGTATGCTTGTGGTTCATCCCCTGCTTCATACTTATTCAGGAAATCCCATAAGACATTATTAATCTCGTCATCTGTAATCTCTTCTTTCTTTTCAGTTGAGAGAATAAGATACTTGGTTGTTATCTTCATTAAAAGGTAAGCCACAACAGGCTTTTCTTTAATTAGTTCTACAACCTCTATTGGTATTTGTTCTATCATAATTTTTACCTTTGTCTAAAATAAGACGGGGAAATTTTTCGGGTTATCAAAAATGGACTGGAATTGGAAGAGGGGTATGCTTTTTTTAATTAAGCTGTCAAGTCGGGATACCATCCTGTATTGGCTGGGCTTTGCCTGCCCTCTAAACCTTATTAAATAAATGCTCCTAATAAGCATAACACCTACAACATTAATTATTCTTTTATTCTCTCTCTTATTATTCCTCATCACTATTTCTCCCAGCCAAAGAGTATGGAAGGCAAGCATAATAATTCTCTACTATTAGCCCCGCTTGACTTGCTACGCTGGCTGTGGTATGCTGGGTAAAAAAACCTTCTGGTTGGTTTGTCCCTTTATCACTGGGTAAATCAACAGAACCCTTTACGGCTTCAAGGCTTTTTAGTTGGTAATAATCATTAAAGCCTTCATCGCCTAAATAAGCCTTATTGTCTTCTACGACATTAACGGCTTTGTATTGGCGAGCATAGGCTATGTTATTGTAGTTAATAGGTGTAGGCATTATTATTCCCCTAATAAATAGTTAAAACTGAATAAGAGCATACAATAAATAGTAGTTAGTTTTGATTTTTACATCGTGGTAGGGAAAATCTCAAAATTAGAGGTGGTTAAGCCCTCTTGACAGGGTGAAAAAAA